TTGCCCAATATGTAATTTCCTGATACGTTGGCACTGGTAATAATATTGGTATTGACTGTGCCTGAAGAAAAATAGGCTGCCGCACTGGCATTGTTGTAACTGCTGGTTCCAAATGTGGCATTGGCATAGGTTTCAAATGCACCCAAATTGGCGTTGGTTGCGGCAATGGCTGCATTGGCCGCAGTGATATTGGCATTGATTGCATTGATGGTGGTGTCTGTGCCAGATGCTAGATAAGCGGCCACGTTAGCATTGCCATATGTGCCAGATCCTGTTGTGATGCCAGTTAGGTAATATCCATTACCCACAAAGTAACCATTGGTAATGCTGATATTAGCAATAGTGCCGTCGCCGGCGATAACATCAATTCCGTTAGACCTAATTCTAACATTGCTTGTATAGGAAGGACCGATTGGAATACGATCATAGGCACTTACAAAAATATTGGCACTGTTGATACTAGTTGATGCAGTATCGGAAACAGTAGTTGTGTTCCAAATGCTTTTTTGAGTAAATCTAGTATTTCCGTAAAAAGTTGATCCTAATCGCAAATTATCAAAAACTGTTAAATATCCATACAATATTGTGTTGCCATTATTGCTAAGTGCAGTTGTAATTGAAACGTTGTTGGCACTTAGGTCGCCAGTGTATGTGGGCAAATATGCTGCCACATTGGCATTGCCGTATGAACTTACAACCGATGATAAAGCAATAACGTTTGCTACAGTTAGTCGACCATCTGATCCCACAGTAAAGGTAGGATAATAAGTGCTGTTGCCATATGCACCAGCTGTGACTCCACTAGCCAATACTGTGCCAGTAACCTGTGTATTGCTGTTGGTTAAATAAAATCCAACACTGGCACTATTGGCCAACAAACTATTTAGAGTTTGAGCACTATTAAAATTTAAAATACTGACGTTACCGGATCCAATATAAAGACCTGGTGTATTTGCCACCGGGATATTGTTTGTGTTACCGGTAAAACCGTATAAACCATTACTCATACTAATTCCTTATCGTGTGCCGAAGCGTTGATCTTTGCGTGGCTGAAATACACTGGTTAATTTGGTATGGCCGCCTGACCATTTGCCTTTGTTGTTTTGATCTTCTACTGTGTCGTAGGCCAGATTGTATTTGGCCAACCATTTGTCAGCATCTTCTGACATTTTGCGTTTGTAATAATAATTGTGTAGTGTGCCATACACATAACCTTCTGGCCACGAACTTAAAACTGCATTGCTTTGAACTGTTTGACCTGTCAAATAGATATTGCTGATACTGCCAGCAGTTGGAGTTGTGCCGCCTGTTTGACTAATGGTCATACTGGTTGCACTCACAATAGATACAACTGTTACTGTGCCGCTGTTGGCACCAATTGATCCTGTGCCACCTGTTGCATAAATTTGATTGCCAGCTGCCAATCCGCTGGTTGTTGTCATACCTGTAATGGTTGCTGTCCAAGGTCCAGAACCTGCAATGGATCCTACTGTGCCTGTGGTGCTGATTAATGTATCACTTACCGGAGTAAACAACAAAGGCCAAGTTGTAAAATAATACATATTGATCTGTTGACCTGAACCTAGGGTAGGTAAAAATTCATAGTATTGACCTACTTCACTAAATTTGCCACGATACACTTGTGGAATATTGTAAGGAGATAGATATAAATTTTGATTTAGAGTTTCTGTAATAATATCTCTATCACCAATACGATCATATACAATCCAAGGACCTGCACCATTGGCATTGGGATAACCAGTTGAACCTGAACCTTGATTGAAAAACAAAATTGGTCTATTCATATCAGCTGGAATTGGAACTTGACCATATTGATTAGCTGTTCCAATGCTGGTCCATGGATTGGTTCTCAATGCAGGCAACTCAATGTTTCTCATCATCATTTCAGTGAGATACACACATTGTTGTATTTCGTTGTTGTCTGTAGAGCCAGTAAAGTTTTGGACAAACTGAACTAGATCATCTCCAGTGTTTACAGGTAATAGGTTGCTCATTTGTAATTGGCGCCTTTAAAAAATTTAGTTTGATCCACACGTGCCGGATATGGCACTTCAATTGGGATTGGCAACTTGCCATGTGGATAACAAACAAAGTCATTGTATTCTTGTTGGACTACTCGATAAAATTGCGCTTTCAAAGTGCGATCTAATTTGATAGTGTGCCAACTCATACCACCAAAATAATTGTTGCTGATATCAATAGCAATAACATCAGGCAACTCCATCCATTTGTAACCTAATTTGCCATCCGGCATTAATGGAGCCAATGGATCCATAAAACCAGCTTCAGCACGTTTGCGATATTCTTGACATTGTTCGCGGATATATTCCACGTTCATTTGTTCGCGATTGATATAAAATTTGCCGCCTTCACGACCGGTAGTAATTTTAATATTTTTGCTACCGTTCCAGCCTTCTCTTTTCCAATCACCTTTCATTGCATTGTATAACTTGTCATTCTGCAATAAACGTGTGGCAATGCCATTGTCTTCTGTTGCTAAACCACCTGAATCTTGGCGGAATACGCTGGCATCGTGTTCAGGTTCTGGGCCTGATAAGAAACTTGCATCTTGATTATTAAATTCATTCATAATACTATTTAGTGTCAAACAAAAAGGGGTCCAAAGACCCCTTCCTGATTTCTAATTATACCGAAGTATAAAATTAGAAGCTTATTGCATCGAACGCATTTAAACGAACAACGTTTGCACTTGGACGAACACCACCGATTAGTGCAGAAGCACCACCGTTGCCTGAACCAAACGCAACTGATTGACCGCCAACTGCGATATCGTGTAATACACCAACACCAGCTGGGTTACGAACAATTAATGTTCCTTCCATGATAAACTGGTCTAAACTTGCGTCAGCGTTTGAGAACACTTCGTTGTTAGGACCTAGGTCACGTAAAGAACCCCATTGTAGAACTTCTTCATTCAAGAAGTAGATCTGGTTACCAGCACCAACTTGATCCATGATCCAAGAATCAAAAATCTCGTAAGTGTAGTTAAAATCGCCTTCGTATGTAGCGATTGTGTCACCACGTTCGCTGTTTACACGGTTGATACTACGGCTTGTAGGCATTGTATCGCTCAAATGTGTGCGCAAACTAGTTGGGCAAACGATTGTGCGGATTTTTGCATTGAAACGTTGCTCAGCAACAGTAACCAATTGCTTATACAAGCTAGGAGCAAACTGCTGTAACTGACTTGTGTAAGAATAGAAGTTTGAACCTAAACCTTCACCGTTGTTAGTGATAGCGCCAGCACTGGCTTGTCCACCAACGATGAAACTTGTTGCACTACCTGTTACCAAGTCGCTTGATTCATTGTTGAACAATGTGTAAGCTGTGCCAATTGGGTTGAAACTGTGTGTGCCAGCGAAAGAGTTCAATGAACCCATACGACGACCTAATGCGCTTGAATATGTTGAACCGCTTAGTGTATAAGCAGCAACACCACCAACTGCGCCGTTAGTAATAGTTGCGTTAGTAGCCAACTGAACGTTAGCAAAACCGCTAGCGTTTGTGTAACCACCAGAAGCCAATGTTACGTTACCAACTGTAGCTGTGCCTGCAGGAACTACGTTACCAGTCAATAGACCAGTGTAGCTAACTGTTGGAACTGCAACACCAGTTGCTTGACCGCTTTGACCTGAATATTTTGTTCCAATTTGGTCGTTACGAACAACTTGAGCTTCAACGTCAAACATCAATTCGATCAACTGTTTTACTTCTTGGTATGCCTGTGGATCTCCACCAGATTGCTCAACTGCACGTGCTGTGCCTGTGGCGCCAACTACTGTGCTGAAAATCTGTGTGTAGTTACCCAAGTTAGCACGGCTTTGTTGTTCAACTTGACCTGAACTTACAGCAGCACCTTCTTGTTGTGCTTGGATCTGTGGTAAACGATATACGTCGTTTGTCCACAAAGGTAATGTTGAAACAACTTTACGCTTTTTAGCCATACACATATTTAAAACTGGGGTATCATCCTTAACACGGTTTGATACATCTAAATCTAAATCTTTAACAACGATATCGGTTTGGTATAGCCCTGTTCCGTTACCAATTGCTGTGGTTGAATTATAACCTGTAGCCATTTTATTTCTCCTTGGTTAATGACTTTATCGTCTGCCGCGCATAGCATTCATTTTTGCTAGGAGCAGATTATCAGCGGCCTTACGGTCGCCAGCTCTGGCTTTGTCTTGAAGACTGGACAATTCATCTTTGGCATTGTTTTGAATTTTGGTTGATCCTGTTCTATTAGTCAAAGCAGCAATACTGCCGCCTGCACTTTTAGCTTTGGGTCTATTACGATACTTTAATCCATCTCTTAGCAGACTCAATATGTGTTCATCTGCGGAAACTAGATCCAAGTTGTTAATACCCGGAACCAACTGCCCTGAGGCACCATCCCAACCCTTTGCAATATTTTCACGAACTTCACCATAGATAGCAGCATTACGTAACTCTGGATCCTTGAATGCCTTGCGGTTAGATTCAAGTGTTTCTGCAACTTGTTGGCGACGTATATCATAAAATTGATCTACGTTGGGTTTTAATTGATTGATCAATTGCCCTTGTTGAGCAATGTATCTTTCATTCTGTGCCATACTGGCTTCAATACGTGCCCGTTGTGCGGGATCATATGTTTCAGCCAACTGTTGCTGGAACGTGGTTTGGTAATTCTGCGTTCTTATAATTTCATCGTAAGCCTTTTGCAACTGTGGCTTGACGGTAAATTCCATTGCCAATAAAAGACCTTCTGATTCTGCACGTTTGTTTACGAGATACTCGTCAAATTCGGCTTTCTCAATCTTTAATTGTCTTGCGTCTTCACTGATTGCTGCACCTTGACCTAGGATAGCGGCTGCTTTCTTGGCGTCAATTTCAATTTCTTTACCATTACGCATAAATTTGAATTTAGCGTTTGGATGTTCTTCAGCGAACTCCAAGAAATCAATAATATCTTCGCTAGACGAATCGGTTTGGCTTACCTGATCAACAGGGGCGTCTACTTCTTCACTTGCTACATCACTATCATATGCTTCTAGTCCTGCAACTTCTGGCTCTACTAAATCGGTATTGTTGTCATCTAAGATTTCAACACCTTCTGGTGCCACAGGAGCTTTGACATCTGCCGATGTTTCTGACCCTGCTTCAGTTGATTCGGTATTTCTCATTTGGTTACGCAAAGTTTCTTGTTTCATTGCGGCCATTTTTTGAGCAATAGCGTCCAAACCACTACTGACATTTTCGACCGGGACCGTCTCGGGGGCGAGATTAGGGCGATCGGCTACTATTGTATCCATCGATACTCCTTAAGTTATGCGTCGGGCGCCGCAGACTCAGTCTGCATTGTTACCACGCGGTTCTTCATATATTTAGCCTTCTTCAAGACCTGTATGAATCCATCAATACCTGACAATTGATTTGTCAATGCAATTCTCAGGTTATTTTCATCTCGTGTATGCCCACGTATATCTGTCAGGGCATCCATTACTTCTAACTGAAACTGTCTTACAAACAAGATAAATTCTCGGTTAGATAAAATATTTTCTGCATTTGATCCTATTGTTTTGACCTTGTCCAGTTGTGCTGGTGTCATTGTTTTAAGATCATTTAAATTGGCCGCCATCTTGTTACTGAAGGCGTCTACTACGTCTTGTTCAATCATTTCAGTTCCTATTCAATCGATTATTTATTGGCCGTAAGCACGTGCCTTGTGTTCTTTAATAAGAGCATATCCTTCTAATTGTGCTGATGCTGTGTTACCAGCAACTTCGGCCTGTATTTGTTGTGCTTTGGTAATGTCCAATTGTCCTTCTGGTGATTTACCTGCCATATTGGCCTGTATTTCTTGAGCACGTGCCTGATCCAATTGAGCACTGGCTGTTTGCTTTTGCTCTTCTGGAGTTGGCTGTTTGTTCTTGGCAGCTTCTTGTGCTTGCTTGACCATTTCCATAACTTCTTGATCAGTTGGCAAATAAGTGTCGGCATCTTTTACGCCCAATACATATAACATATCAGCATAGGGCTTTTTCATTTTCTTAAAACTGGATTGAGTAATTGCACCTGACTGAACACCAGCTGTTATTTCAGCAGCAAACTGTTGTTGTGCCTGTTTGATAATTTGCAAACGTTGTAAGCTGTTTTCTTCTGATTTCATACCCAAGGCCAAATCAATATGAATGGTCTTGCGTTCGTTAAAATTCATATCATCAAAACTTTGATAATCAATAAATTCAGCTTTGTGTTCAGGATGGAATTCTTGTGCCAATTTTTTAACACCATAATCATCACCATATGCAACTAATGTGCGCCAAATCAAATACAAAGCATCTTTGAGACCTTCGGCACAGTTTTTGACTGTATTGTCTTGAATAACTTGGTTGGGACTCAGTGCTAGGTTTAGTTTGGCACCTGAATTACCTGGATCCATAACTTCTGGATTGAATACGTCTTGCGGGCTGGTCATTCCAACCATGGCCATTGAGTCTTGTTGCATACGTGCCATGGTGTTGTCCAAGAATGTTGGATTACCCTGTGGAATCGGCATTGGATAAATGTCTGTTTGCGGATTAAATTTTGAATCTAGAATAAAGATAGCTGCTTCGCCATCTTGAATCATTTCAAAATCTAAACGATCTGGTTTGACACCAATACGTGGTGTAGATTGTAGCAGGCCTGTAAGCAATTCTGCTCTATAACCTGATGTCATATATTCTTGCATAGGCACAACTGATTCAGCAATGGCCATACCATAGAAATTTTGTGCCAGGGGCTTTGGACACATATTTGCTACAGGAATAAATTCTACTTCTCTTGCACTGATAACATATTGACCTGAATAGATCAATTCAATAAGTTCCAACTCGCCATCGCCGTCAATGTCATAGCGATTCCATACAGTAAGCACAGTAACTTGACGTGCTTCAGGTTCTTGCGCTGAATATCCTTGCGCTGGCAATCCATTAATAGGCACACTATCACGAGCATGAAGGGCCAAGTTATTGAGTAAGCTACCAGCCTGATAACTGCCCACGTTTGAATATTCAGCATAGACCTTAAACTCCTCCAGATCAATGTCTGGATACAATTCAGTAGCCTCTTGAATGCTCATTGGTTTATAGAATCCACAGAATGGCTGTTCTTGGATATCAATAACTGTGGGGTCGCACATCCAATAATGTTGTGCAATTGGACGGAACTTGATGTTTAGGTTGTAACCGGTCAGTTTGTATTCGGCTTCGTAAATGGTGTTGCGGCCAATACTGGCATTGATAGCATCTTGACCATCACGCAGCTCTACGTTTTCTGGTTGTTCTTGATTCATTGCATCAAAATTGCCTTGGCTACCTAGCAGGGCAGATTGAATACGTGCATTTAGATCTTCTTCGGCCTGTTCTCTACTAAGACCATTCACAAAGTCACCGGTTTCTTTGACTACTTGTGCTAGATCAACACGTTTTTTACGACGACTGCGACGTTTGCAATTTAGGCCGGCTTCATTGGCCTGTTGTTCAAACGCAGCCAATTGGTCTTCTGTGCCTTGTGTGGTCACATAACGTGTAAAACTTTCACGCATTGGTGCAATCAGCATTTCACCATTCTTGTGCAAGCAAGCATCCATAACCCAATGTTGTAAAATTGTGTGTGGATCGTTGTTTTGGTTTACCAACTTATGAACCATCTCTGTGGCCTGACGTGCAGCTGTATCATCCATTTCGTTGTCGGGAACAAATTCAAAATTGATTTCGCCATTTTGTGCAATGCCCTTGGTAATTACACTGGTAGCATAATCTACCACAGGTTTTACCACTGGGTGAATATAATCAATACCGTTGATAGGATCAGTAGAATTACTAACTGCTAAATTCAAATAATGATAATCACTGATACGATTAATATTGTTTTTGGTTGCCAACAAGCGCAAATTGGCTGCACATTTTTGGTCTAACAAACTTTTCATTTTTACAAAACGTGCCATCATTCCTGAGTGACCGTTTAAGTTTGATATGACTACGTTTTTTAAATCTAACATAAGGGATTATTCCTGATTTATTATACTATTTAGTGTCACATTACACCACCCTCTGCACTCCAAGTTCGTTTCCAAACAGGTCTATCAGCTTGGCTGTGTTTTTGTGCCTGTGCCACACGCAAATTGTGTTTGGCTGCAGCAAAACGTGCCTGTGGTGATCTATCATCCCAGGGCTCTGCAATGCCTTGTAGCGCACCTATCAGGGCATAACGTGCCGAATCAATGCAGTCATCGGGATCACTGAATCGACCTCGTTCATCTACATAGTAGTTTTGTGCTTCCCGCAAGAATTCTTGACAGTTTTCATTCACGTGAAATGTGCCCAGCTCGAGCATTTGTCGCATCACATTGATACCAAAACTTTTATTGTTAGATCGTCGTCCCTGGTCATCGGGTGGGTTTTGTATAGCATCTGGATGCACGTTTAATTCATACTGTTCAAAGAATTCTCTAATACTTTGACTCGACATTGTGTAACGGCCTTGTGTATTGGCATCAGCTGGTAGGACAATAGGTGTGCCAAACACTTCAGGTCGCATCAGGTGTTGCACATAGTTTACCGGATTGGCTTCTTCAGTGCCTTTCACAGTGATCTGTGTGTGTAACCAAGCTTCTTGTTCTTCGGGAGACCAATACAACAAACTTATCACTGTCTTATCATTGACCAAGCCCAAGTCAAGAGCAATAATACGATGTAGGCCGTGATAATTGCGGAAATCATATTCACCAGTTTTATAGGTGGGCCAATTACGTATCTGGAATACCGCGCCCTTACCCATAACAGGAACACCGTTACGGCGAGCATCACGCTCGTGTGGAAGATAATCACGTTCAAGTTGTTGTCTCGTTTCCTTTAATAAGAAAGGTTCACCCCAGGGGTCATATTCGGGCACGTCATCCCAACTGACGCGGATGTGCTCATAGCCTTCTTCCCTGTGCCAAAATTTTGACACTAGACCATTCAGACCTTTTAGCGGTGTGAATGAACATAGAACCTGACCTTGGGTGGTCGCGGTTCGAGTAACAATCTCTGAGAAGAAGTTATCGGGCGGCTGTTCATCGAATACTGCAAGATTCAATTTGAAACCTTGCATCTGGCGAACCTCTTGTGTGTAGTTGGCAAACAACAGGTAACTTTTGCCTCCTGTCACGTGTTTAATTTCAACGCCAATACAATTGGCACCATCGCTACGCATGGTATCTAGAATGATCAGGTTTTTTGGAATAGCTCCGGTGCCAATTGCATCACGTATCTTTACATCATTGGTGCCCAGCAATTCATTTTGCAACACCAAGGCTACCTGACTCCAACCTTCACCGGCTACCATGGCAGTGATAGGCTTGTCCCAGCGTCGACCTTGCCACCATTCGGGATACGCGCCGGTTAGGTGCATTGCTGTTTCATAGCAGGTCGAAACTGTTTTGCCAATTCGGTTGGCAGCCAGGATACCTCTACGATCTGCGTGATGCGTGGCAAAAAATCGAATCTGATGATCAAATGGTCTAAAATATTTCAGCTGATTGTAGCGCATATCATCGGCCACAGTGATAGCATAGTCTTGAAACTGATTGTATAACTCAGTGGGCAATGCATTCAAACGGCCAGGATCGATGCCGTGCTGTTCAGCACAGTAGCGAATAGCTCTACGCATAAGCACAGCTGAGTCTAGCATTAAAAACCTCGACGGATCTGATCCAGCTGATAAGCACACTGAGTCAGATCAGCCAATTCTTGCGTGGTTAAACGCCAGGTATCAGGATTGGTTGGATCCACACCATCACGTTTGTCTAGACCCAGTTGCAGGCGTTCCATTACCAGGCGCAAACAGTGTTCGACCTGGCCAGGATATTTTTCTACAAAAGCTGTGCGATGAACTGCATTTACTTTTTGTAAAATTTTTGTATCAGCAACCAAGCGAGATTGATCCATTATAGATCACTGCCCCATGGATCATCAATGCTGGCATCGGCTGTGCCCAATACAAAGTCGCGATCGACCCAGGCTGTCCACCAATCAGTCTTGCTGACTTTTTGTTTTTGCATAGCGCCACGCAATCTTGTGCCTATGGCAGTGTAACGTCCATCGGCTGTGCGTAAGATCTGTTCGCCAGTTCTAGGATCAACCCATTCATATTTTTCTGGCACTTCTTTGCCAAACTTGTTGACACGCACACCCACTGCACGTGCAGCAACTGGACCAATGATTTCGTATGTGATCACATTGTTCATATACTTTTTGAATACCACATCACATTTTTGGCCGGATGCTTTCCAATCTGGATCTGGATGTGGAAATTGTTTGGTTTGAAACAGGGTCACTAAGGGTATGCCAATTACATCAGTGGGCACTGGCCACGATTCACGCAGTTTGTCCACGGGAATCATGTCGTTCTTGTCTAGGTATGGATTTTCTGTGCCTTTGAGATATTCGTCTGGCGTAACACCATTCAACACATCCATGGCTGTTTGATATTTGAATTTGTTGCTACGACCTTTGAGATTCAACACATAGCCAGTTTGATCGTATACAAACTGTTCTAGTTCACGTGCTGTGGGAAAGTCTGTCATTAGGCCATCTATGTCATAGAGTGGTTCTGTTTCAATTGATTTTTTTGCAGATTGAACAACATCGACGCGATCGATATTGTCCGACTCCATACGTGCTGTAATAGCATCGCGATTGGTTTCTGTTGTTTTAGCAGAATGGCTGTCAGTGTCGACATCCCATACCGATGGTGCGGATTTCTTTTTCATTGTGGTTCCTTTCAATAGTGTTCAATGATGCAGGATTTTACAGATCCTGCCAACTGTTGACCCGAGGTAGGTTAATCTCGATATCGGTTCTTACGTGCTGCAAAACGTTGCACAGGAACATTGCTTTTAATGCCGCCCGACTCTGGCATTTCGTGTTCACCCGGATTGGATTCTAAATCTGCATCACGTTTGGCAAATGCAGCCATGATCTGATCTGCAATAGGAGCACGAGCTTCTTTGTCGTCCAAGAAGTTGCCGCGCTTGGCTCTATGTGCGCCTTCGTTACCTACACGTGGACCTTGTGGTTGGTTAACGTTGTCTACTGCATAGCGGTTACGACCCGTAGTTTCTGTGCGTGTGTCTGGTCTATCGGCTGGACTAGACTTTAAAATTCTTACATTGGGTAATTTTTCTTTTGTTTTCATTACTGATTTCCTTTATGATTAGTTCCTTGACCAACCATAATGCGGTCAGGATTGGCAAAACCTGTGATCTGTTTGCCATCAGTTTGCGTCAAACGTGGCGGAATCATGGTAGGCCTAGCCATGGGATTTGGCACTACAGTAATACTGGGCAGGGCCGGAGCATTAACTGTGGTTGTGCCGGCGTTGGTAGGACCCGGACCAAAATTCTCGCGCATTGTGCCAAACTGATTGTAACAGTAACGTGTCATATTAGGCCACTGCAATAACTAGCACATTGGCTGTGCCGGTAATGGCTGTTGCAGCCACTGTGACGTTGCCGTTGTATGAACCTGATGCTATGTTGATTACTTTGCTGCCATTGGCCTGCACAGCAACGCCACGTTGTGGGTTACCAGCTGTGGGCACAGTGGCCACTGTGGCTGAACCATTTAGACCCCAGTTAACAAACACATCATTGGTGGCATCTAGGTTTTCTACCAACACGTTGTATACGCAAGTGTTGCCTGAGCTGACAGTGACGTTGGCACTGGTGCCGCTAGCGGCAATTAGATAAGCCGCGCTTAATGGAAATACGGTGTTTGAAGTGCTGATAGCCATTATCGTTTCATTCCTACATTGATTGCATCTGGATTGGCAAATGGATGGCAATCGGCGCCACCATCGATACGTCCACCTTCAGCTGCTGTGCTAATGGTTCTCTTGTGTGCATCACGTGTGGCACTTGGACCAACACCTTCCATACGATCCCGGTAACTGTCTGAAGCATTGCCTCTACGGTTGGCTTCAATTAGACCAAAGTTGATTGAGTCTGGATTGCGCACACGGTGTGCTTGTTGATTAACACATACGCCATCGCGTGAGTTGTCGCGGTTAACGCCATCACCCATCTGTCCGTTAAATGCAAAGTCAGCGCCATCACCGCTTTGGCTGGCACGTGCCACTGGCTTATACAAGCCCTGCTTGGGTTTCATTGTGTTTGAAGTCTTGCGACTTAGTGTTGGGTTATTTTTCATTTATTCATTCCTTTGGCTTGGCGCACTGCAAAATGGTGATCTTCTGTGTCCATACGTCCATCAATATATGCCACATTCCTAGGATGACTATGACGTGTTTGCATTGCTGGATGGCTCATGTCGCCACATTCAGTGCAGCCCACTGAGTCTGCATCAGCACGGCTGTCGCCGGTATGTAGGCCACGTTGATTTTCACGGCGTGGACCTCGAGCATTGGCTTCACGTTGTTGTTCTGATCCCAACTTCATTACCATATTAGTTGGGTTTAGGTTGTATACACCTTTGTTCATACTCTTTTTCATTATTTCATCCTTTTAGTCGAAGAGCCTACACCTGTAGTTTCTTCATTGTTATTCATTTGGTGTTCACTGCGTGTCATCTTTGTGGCACTGGGACGAACCTCTGTGGCCGCAATGGCTTTGTGATAGTGCGCACTGCGAGCACTGCTGTGGCTGCTGTGATGCTCAATGCCGCCTTGTGTGCTGGTATTGCTGGGGTGCTTGGCGGCACTACGCTTTTCACTATAGGCAATGGCCACTGCTTGTTTGGGAGGCTTACCGGCGATGATTTCACGCTTGATATTCTTCTCAAAGGCTTGTTTACTGGTAGATTTAATTAAAGGCATACGTTTATTTAGTCCGTGTTATCCTAGGGGTTGATTGGCTGCAAATGGCATAGCAGCTGGATTCATACTGGGCACAATGATGGGACCCGGTTGCGGCATCTGTCCCATTATGTAATTGGGATTGGCTTGAAACTGTTGTCCAGCTAGCTGTTGACCTATACCCATTCCTATTCCGGCGCCCTGACCTGCAGAGGGTTGTGCCTGCATTGCCATGGGCATGGCAACGTTGAATAAGGGTGCATTAGGATTGCCCTGTGCTGGCTGTGGTGCCGAGTTCAAACGCTGTTGCACCTGTTGCGGAGTCAATGCCAACCCGGCGCCCATGGTGGGTTGAACACGTGGAGCCATGGTTTGTGGCACGGGTTGTGGCACGGGTTGAGCTACAGGTTGTGGTGCCAAGCTGGCCATACCCATTGGCGGCTTTGCCATTACAGGATTAGGTTGCATTTGCAACATCGCGGGATTGGGTGGTTGCAATCGATGGACTAGATCCGGGTTAAGCACTGGTGCAAACGCCGGCGCCGGGTTGGCAATAGGCTGTTTACGCGGATTCAAATAATCAAACTGTTGTTGTTCTGTTAGGCCGGTAGGCATGGCCAATTGCAACTGACGTTGAGCTGCTACCTGCGCTGGATCAATAAGGTGTGCGCCCGAGCTGAGTTGCATCGTGGGTGGTGTTATGGGCGGTGCCATGGGTTGAGCTACCGGTTGCATCCGGGGCTGTGCAACGGGCTGTGTCACAGGTTGCGCAACGGGCTGTGCAGCCAAATTCATTATGCCCCCGGGTTGTGCCGGTGCAGCACCTACGCGGGTTATGCCGGCCGTGGTCTTTTGAAACGGTTGGGAATCATCATCCAGCCGGCCGGGCATACCATGCGTGATATCATATACCTGTCCGTTTTTATGCAATAATATTGTCATATGTTATCCGTTGGCCAGGCCTGGAAACCTGCGCCCCTTGGTTGCTGCATCTTCGCTCACGCTGGCATCCGGATTCAGCTGATCTGTTATTCTTGCACTTGATTGGCGACCGCCTGTATGCGCGGCCTTGATGTTCTCGTGGTATTCGCGACTTCTCCGTGCGGCGTGTGCCGAGTGTGGCACTATCGAACCCATTTGACTTGAGGGTTCCGCCGGCGTCCGTGTTGCCACTATGTGTTGGCCACGTGGTCTACGGTTCAAGGCACCTTCTGCTGTTAAGGTCTTGCTGTCACTGATGGGTCTTACTTGGGGACCTTCTTGAGCGTATATCCGTTTTTGTGGCATTACTTGGCACCTCGCACGGTTTGAAGGCTACGCAACGCATCAGCGAAAGCAGCAGCCTTGGCCACCGTGGTGTCTTCGCTTTCTCGAGTTTCTATCTGATGCAGACTGTTTAATACCTTGTTGCTGATGAGATTGTGATACTTCAACATCAACTGTGTGTCTTGATTTAATCTAGCATCCAAGAAGTCTTGCACCAGGATTTCTTCATAGCTTTGGCCACCAGTTTTGAGATCCAAGGTCTCCAACAGGTTCCTCACGCTGACTTGGTCTCTGGATCCTTTAGGGCGTCCGGCACCTGGCCTTGCACCGCCTCTATTGCTTTTGTGTTTCACAGTCTTTTCCATACATTTATTTATGGTATGAAAAGAATTGATACTATTCAAACCCGCGCCGGAGACCTACCTCTTTTGCCTCTCTAGCTCGAGCTTCCGCAATAGCACGTTCCAAGCGTTCACAATGGCCAATCAGCCTGGCAATGTCCACAAAACGATCAATTTCTATTGAGTCACGTTCCTTCAATAATTGTTCTAAGGTTCTTATCTTGTTCATATTCAGTTTCCAGTCAAAAGAAAAGGCAACACCATTGTCACCTTTTCCGCCCCAGGAAGCATCTGGGGTTACAGCTCTAAATCAATTACACTTTTTATCGTGCGTTACAAGTATACTACTTTGTGCCTTCAGTGTCAACCGGTCGGGCCGTCTTTTTTGCAAACTGTTTGCCCGTTTTTAGATTGTAATGTGTCCTGTTTTGGGGCTTTACTAATATATCTGCCACTGGGATTTCACGTCCATCTGGCAACCGAATGTGTTCGGGCACGTGTGCGTCACGTGCTTCTGGCACTGATCGTGTTCTGGGCAGTCGACCCAATGGGCTTTTATACGTCATACCCATATTTAATGGGTCAAAGCTGGCTTTGTCTTATTTCAATTAGTTCGTAGATCATGGCTTCATCTAAAGGAGTTATCAGCTGTGGATGGCTGTCTGCACTCATCACACGCTGTCCATTCTTGTCAGCTCGGCTGGTTCTCTTTAA